TAGTTTGGGCCACAGCGTTGGCTCTCCACCTCCGGCAATAGTCAAATGATATTTTGCTTTGTTGTATTGTGCAAATAACTTTTCAAACTTGTCAAGAGCAACGTCTACATCACTATAACGATATTTGCCATCTGTGCTGCCTGGAAAGCAATAGGGACAATTAAAGTTACAAATGTCTGTGGGCCAGAATGTAATTTCTAGCTCATCGTAACTTCTTGTGTTTATTATCCGTGTTAGTTTCATAGCAGGTGTGCTAACTCTGGAAAAGTTTTTGCTGCACACAATCCTCTAATTGCATCCAGTTTGTTTACATATTCTTTAAAGCCCGGCAGCAAGTGTGAACTGTCACGACTATCCATATACTTTAACATACCTTCCCACTGTCTCCATCCTTTGGGATTATGTAGCCAAAAGTCATCATCCTGTGTGTAGTTTTCCCACAGCCATTGTTTTAGTTTTGCAAATCTATGATGCACTTCTAGTTTATCTTCCTCAGGCAACATGGTAATGTTTAAGAATGTAGGTATATGTACAAGGTGTGCGTTTACCAATCCGCCGCCCATTACGTTGCCGTCAATTAGTCCTATGTTTACTTTTTTAAACTTGCTGTTGACTTTCCACTTGACAAACTCTGGTATAGTTTTTATATTGAACACTTGTACTGCTGTTGCAATGCTTATGTGTATGTTGTCAGGCGTGTCGTCTAGTAATCTTAGTGTGCGTTCTACATCTGCAAACTTTGTAGGGAAGCGTATGTATTCATCACGTTCGTTGTAACTGTCAATTGAAATAGCAAACTTGACTTTCTTAAACTTGCTCCACAGTTTGATTAGTTCTTCGTCTACAAGTATACCGTTTGAATTGTAACGTAGCAATATGTTTTGCTCGTATCCTTGACGTACAATTTCTTCCAAAAACTTTTTATGTTCTGCAATCATAAGCGGCTCACCGCCTGCAAAATAAACTTGCTTTAGGTTTGGAACTTGTGCATACAGCTCATCCCAGAACTTGCCTTTTTCATACCATTTGTTGTTGAACTCTTTTTTGTCCCAGCGCATCTGACGTTTTACATCTTCGTCTTGTAACACAGGAATAAGTTTTTGCCAATCTGCTACCCACTTTGAACTGTCATGCGGGCTGCACATTACGCACTTGATATTACAAGTGTGTCCTAGTCGCAAGTCTAAGTATTGTAGTTGCTCTGGAACGGTTCCGTCTTCTTGAGTCTGAGCAATAAGTTCTTCTACGTCAACGCCTTCATCGTTCATCCATGTAGCAGTTTCCCAGATGCGTTTGCTAACAATGCCTTGTGCTTCTTCTTCAAAGCATCCTTTACAACTAGCAGGTATTTCACCATTAAGCATAGTTGTGCGTACACTTTTCATATAGTCGCTGTTAAACGCTTCTAAGGGCGTTGTACGTGCGAAATTAGCGGGCTTTCCGTCCTCTGCTTTAACAAGTCCTACTTCGTGATCCTCGCCTGCACCACTGGCATTAGCAGTACAACAAAGTCGCATATCTCCGTTAGGACGAGTAGCAAGATGTATCCAAGGAAGCACACAGAAAGTACACGATGACTTAGATTCTAAATCACGCTGGAACTTTCCTAGTCGTGTATCTTCACTGTCGTACCATTTCATTTCTTTTTGCCTATAATCATAAAACGTTCGTACTTAGGTGTATCCATACTACCTCTATAGAAGGGCTTTATGCCGCTCATTTTTGTAAAGTCATTTAAGTCAATTGAACAGCGTATGTGTTCTTCATGCTCAAAGTAATTATTACTTTGTAATACAATAACTGCATCATCAGGCTGATTGCTTAACCACTGGTTGTATTGTTCTTGTGTTATGTGTTCGCAACTGGTATTGATAGCAACATCTGCCATTGTTGTGTATGTTGTCATATCTGATGTTATTGCACTAAATCTTCCAAGCATCTCTTGACGCTTATTTACTGTGCGGGCTATTTCTTCGCACGTAGGATCAATATCTATGCTTGTAATATGTTCAATATTAATTTTGCTGTTGAATAATATGCTAGACAGTACACCGTTCCATCCTCCATATATTGCTATTGTTCTTTCTTTATGATATCGAGGTAAATTTTTTTCAAGTTCTTCAACAAGCCAAGTTTTACTGCGAACTTGTCCTTTCCAAAAACTTTCTAAGGTGCGATATCTATCTTCGCTGTTGCGAATTGCATCCATCCAAAACAGAACGTCTTCTATATCAACTTTCATATTTCACCTTAGGTAATTTACTATCTGCCGAACTAACACATGTAGGTGTTACACACTTGCGTGGTTCTTTGAATATTTCAAATCCTTCAGACAATGTGCCCAAAGGCTCTTCATGACAACTGTAACTGCGTTTAACTTCGTTTTCACGAATAACTATTCCTTGGTAACCTGCATTGCAAGTCCACCCTTGAAACTTGTTAAAGCCAAACGCATTAAAACGTTCTGCTTGATCTAATTCGTACTCTATTCCTTTGTCATCGTAGAGTGCGATTTGTGCGACTTTTTCGCCTTGCCACTGCTGTGGGAATCCTTCTTGCATGAGTCGAACTTGTTCATGTGTATAGCCTCCAACCACGCTTGTGGCGGTATCATTGGACTGAGGCTTGAGAGTGACATTAATACCTCTGGAGGCAAATCGTTCCAAACGGAAGTAAAGCTCTTCAAACCTTTCTGGAACCATAACTTGATTGATCGTAACATAAACTCCTCCATTCATAAGTTGCAGACATTTGTCTCCAAACTCTTGTTCACTAGCAAATTCATCGTGAAAACTTGCTGTTATACTTTTACGTTGCAAAGTGCTTGTTGCATCTAACCACCTATTCCACCATTTACTTCCTGGTGACAAATTTGTAGTCATATGTATACTTTGATACTCGGGTGCTGTATCACTACAGTAATGATCTATAATCTCCCCAAAGTATTTATAGGCTGTAGGCTCGCCGCCACTGAAACTGAAGTGGAAATCTGTGAAGTTATTTGCACGAGCCTGTGCTTTGATGCTATCAAGGGTGTTTAAGTAAATTTCTAAATCATGGTGGTCCGGGGTACTAGATCTAGCGTATGGCCAGCAATAAGAGCAGTTATAATTACAAAATCTAGCCAGGATCCAAGAAACTGTAAAAAGATGGCTCTTTAGGAGGGTTTTCTGCCCAAACTCAGTAATATTATGCCACGGAATATTTGTTGTTGTCGTCATATACTAGCTTACTACACTGTCTTGCACAAGTCATACATTTGTCTTTACCTTGCCAAAAATCCGGTAGCCTTTCAAATAAGTTACTATCAAAATGTAATACATTATCTTTACAATTAGGTATTCCTACTTTTCTTAAAATGTCTTTAGTATTTTCTACACTTAAATTTCTTAAATAATGTATAGGCAATTTTTCTTCGATAGGTTGTTCTAAATAATCGCCTCCTAGCCAACAACAAGGAAATATATCACCATAAGGGTCAACATATATTCCTTTATCAGTTATGCATTTAGGATCTATCTTACTTTGTTCTATTGCAGCATCTCTATAATCTTTATCTACTAAATTTATTAAACTTTTATTAGGTGTGCGTTTAAAACGTTCTGATTGTGCAGGTGAAATAGTGTATTCTACATTGCCGCTATTATCATGAACTTCATAAGAAGTCATTTCGTAAAAACGTGTGGTGCTAACAAAGTTTACTTTTTTTACTCCTAGTTCTAGAAGATATTTTTCAAGATCGTCTACATCATATTCATTATGTGCAAAAACTAAGCTGTCAACTCTTGCGTTTCCGCCAGCATTACAAAATGCTGTTAAGTTTTCAATAACTTTATCAAACTTTGTATTTTTACGATATAATTCATGTTTGCCTTTAAATCCGTCAACCGCAAACACAACTTCAATATTATATTGTGCAAGCTGTTTCCACCAAGCAGGATTTCGCATTCCTCCATTGGTGTGTATTCCTAGATGTGTAGTAGGATTACATTCTCTAACATAAGAATATATTTCTAAGCAATCTTGTGCAAAAGCA